AAATGATGGCGCGCCATAAATTCCGCGACCTGCGCGCAAAGCTGGCTGGCTTCATCCTGCCAAGGCTTATCGCCGGTTTCCGCCGGATCAGATGCCCGCAGCCACGCCATATCGTGCAGCCAATATTCACCCTGATCACAGATATAAACGCAGGCCACCACCGCCCCGTCGCCGTGCTTTGAGCCGAAACTCGGATCAAAATGGCAGGCACTGGCAACCATGGTCTGATCCGCGATGCAAAGGTTCATGCGGCCATTGCCATGCGTGATCTCGGCTGCGTCGGCGTAAAACCGCAATTTCGCCGGATCGAGCATCCCGGCCACCGGGGCCATCATTTCAAGCATCATCTGGCTTTGAAACTTGCGCGCGGGCGTTTTGGCCTGCATGGCCGCAATCGCCTGCTCGTCAAAGCGTTCCGGCCAATTTGATGTCCCGTCCCTATTGACGATGGGAAGTTCATAACGTGAAAAACCCGCAAGGAAAGGTGCGGCTTCGCCAACTTCGGTGCGCGCTTCACGGGCATAGATCGAATAATAGCTGTGCGGCGTGCCGACATAAAGCTGCACCCCGGTCGAGCCGAGCACATAGGCAATCTCGGAAAGCTTTTCGCGCAACTCGGATCGCTTATGGGCGGTATCGCTGTTTTTGGGCACCTCGACATCATCGCAAATCACCAGATCGGCGCGCGACCCGGTAATATTGCCGCCAATGCCAACCGCCTGCATCGATGGATCACGCAAAACACCCGTCCGCGCCACCGTAAACCGCTCGCTCCCCCAATCCACCAGCTTTTCGGGCAAAAGGGCACTCATCAACGGATGGCGTTCCACCACGCGCTTGACGTTGCGCACCATCTTTTTCGCCAGATCAAGATCGGCCGCGAGTACGAGAATGCGCAAATCCGCATCGCGATACAAAAGCCAGGCACAAAACAACCCGACCAGGGTGGACTTCCCGGAATTACGAAACGCCATCAAAAGCATTTCCCGCTTGCCCGACTGCCAGCAGTCTTCAAGCCAATCGGCCATCTTGCGATGATGAACAGGCATCCCCAGCCCCAGCATCTCATCCCAGATCCAGACAAATTCGGCGAAGCGGGCCTCTGCCTTTGGCATTTTCCTCACTCCATCAATTTGCGTGTTCTGCTCTGTCACGTTCGCGTCCGGGCGACGTCAAAGGCCTGTCTGAAAACCATGACAATAAGGAGTAACCCGATCATGCAGACCTATCGCAACATGCGGTTTGGCAGCCTGATGGCAGCCTTTCTTTTCCTGACAGTTGGGCTTTTCGTCTCACTGCCCGCCCACGCCAAGCCGCCGTCGGCCTGCGCCCCGACAACGTTTTCACTCAGCGGCAGCAATGTCGACAATGCGTGGAAACAGGTTACGAACAGCCAATGGAGCAACATGTTGCCCATGATCTGGCAGGACAAGGGGTTTCACTTTTACACCCGTGTGCGCGAACGCGGCCCGGATGCCGGCATTCACACACCCTCAGACCTTGAATCTGAAATCCGTCGCGGTGCGGCGACAACAACCACCACGGCAAATCGTTATCAGATTACGCTTAATATCCAGAACGGCAGCGGCAGCTTCCTGAAAGTCTTCTACGACTATGCCGGTGGCAAGAACGCCAAATGCGAATTGGTGACATTGTCGTACTGATCAAAGCGCCCCACCATGCATATTGAATGGTGGGGCGCAGTACATCACGCCCCTTCACGACCGCGCTTTGCCCTGGATGATCACAGATGCCGGTTCACATCCATCCGGCCATGCAGGATACGGACGACCTCGATAGCATCCGAACCCTGCCGGTAATAGATCACATGCGCCCCAACCGGGATTTTGAAGTACCCGTCGCGCACATCGCATTTCTGCCCGATGCGCTTTGACGCCGCCAGTTCCGAAAATGCATTTAAAAATTCGCGGACATATTTATCGGCCTGCGCTGCCGACCAGTGGCGTTGCGTGTAAAGCCAGATCTCTTCAAGATCGGCCTCCGCCCGTGGCGTAAGACGATAGCCTGCATTAGCCACCATGCTCGGCCTTCATCCGGGCCAGAAAGGCGTCACCGTCAAACGGTTTTGCAGCCCCCGATTGCTCGCCCTCGATCAAGGCATCCTGCAAGGCGCGAACCTTCGCCTCGTGCTCTTCCAAAAGCCGCAAGCCCGCCCGAACAACATCACTTGCCGAACCATAACGTCCCGACTGGACCTGCCCGTCAATAAAACCGGTGAAGTGTTCGCCCAATGAAATTGAAGTGTTACGTGCCATGACGGATCTCCTCGATACCAACATATATTATATATTGGTATCGATCGTCTCTGCAATCGCGGATATCCCGTTACTCTGCCTCGTCATGTCGATAAAACCGTAAAATTTCGACATATCGGCGCGATGTGTCGGTGCCATCGACTCATTCAACGATATTTAGTGGTTGATGATATGAAACAGGCCCGAATGCCTCCTCAACATCACGAGAACGCCGAGGAAAACATGCATTCATTGCATCCATATCCAATTCAACTTTTCTAAGTTCAAATGACGGACGATCTTCCCGCATTTCATAGAACATGACCTTACGGTGACGCGTCGCCATAGCTGTTGCGAGTGAGAATTTAACTTCATCACTACATCGCAATCCAAAGATAACTTCTTCAAGCTCAAGCGGATTTCGGGCTAAGCCACGCCCTGCAATTAAGCGCCATTCATTTTCATACTTCCAATCAGGTGCTTTGCGCAGAAGAACCGCAGCATCGACGCGCTGTTTTGCGGTTTTGTCTCCAGCCAACATCTCACGGACATCGCTTGCTTTAACAATTCGATCTTTGTGATATTGAACTTTTCGAACAACATCCGAAGCATCCTGTGGCACTGAATAACCAAAGCAAATCCCGCAGTGCTGCCCACCGTAGTGGCTCCACATCAAAGGGCAGTCATAACGCTCAGCTAAACAAAAGATTCCGGTTTCATATATTCTCAGTAGTTCCCGCTCGATTTCTGTAGCCAGCAGATTACTAAGTACATTCGGTTCGTCAAAATCAGGATCAGTCGCGTGATATAAGACGTCTGATATCGCACGATCTGCGGCACTAATACTGTGCTTGATTATATGGCTCTTCGTTTTTGGCCCTTTATATTTCAAGGCTTTGGCCGCTGCTGCCATTTCACGTTCACGGCGCTGATTTACGAGTTGGCCCAGCAAATCTTTGAGTGCATGAGTTTCCAAATCAGCCTTCAAGCAAGGCTTGGCATCCAAAGGATCATTGAAAGTCGACGGATCAGCGAAGAAAAACTCATCCGAAACAAGCATCTGAACCGTCCAATCACTGAATGATCGATACTTGTATAATCTGTTTGGTATTTCTTGTTCCAAAGCCAGTCCTCCCTAATATTTTCTTCTAAAATTAGGGAATTTTGATTGCCTTGAATATCAATCTTTTGGCTCTGCCCTCAACGCCTCGCTCGCCTGCTTGAGTAACTTCTCAACATCCACATTCTCTCCTGTTCGCGGTTTTCCGTTCAACTCATCGTTGTCGGCATCACTCGCCCATCGCAACAATTTGATCAAACCATCAAGGTGCCCGAGTGCTGTCTTGCACGCCGCCTGATGCGCATTGAAATCCTTGGCGTCCCGCAAAAGGGCGGCTTGCTGTGCCGCCCGGCGATAGGCATTGCGCACGCGCTTGATATCCCCTGGCAAATCACGCAGCAGTTCCGCTCGCAAGTCCGCGACTGGATCGGTTTGGGTATGGGACCTCATGGGGTTAATTTTCTGATTTCTTTTTTTCATACCGTCGAAAGCTCAGACAGCCGCGCATTGGAAAGCTTTTTCGGCCAATAGGCCAGATTGCGCACATGCCCGTTCATCGCCTTGTCCGCGCCGTCATAGGAACCCAGCACAATGTTGGTAAAATTGCGCGGCATGGCAAAACCATCGGGTGAGGACAGCACCACACCATCGAGCCCAACCGAAACCCCGTCATCGTCCCAGGCCAGCGCGATGCGATGGCGGGTATCCTTGGCAAGGGTGCCATACAGCGACTGGGTGACGATGGGCGCGCCATCCTTGCGCAGTGAAATGCGCAGCTCATCGGCATCACTGTCATAGCCAAGATCAAGATGGTCGTCATTGAGGCTTAACCCATAAAGCTGCACGATCCGCCAGATACCGGCCCAATCTTGTGCGGTATGGATATCAAACACCAATGTCCCTTGCCCTTGCGCGAACCAGTCCGCGGGATCAAGCCGCACTTCATCAACCGCGCGTGCGGCCGGGATGCCGTTGCTAATGATGTCGCTCGTCGGGGCGGGCCCCGCTTCAAGCTGCGCATTCCAGATCAGGATGGATGCCGGAAGCGCACTGATCGCGGTGCTGATTTTCGGATATCGGGTGGTGTTTGAGGCCGGTTCGGCAATCCACACCCGCTGCCAGTTTTCGTCCAGCGTAAAGCCATGGGCGGACGGCCCGTCAATGCCGCCAAGGGTGATATCGGCCGTCCCCGAAACAGCACGCATCCAGATCGCAAAGCTATAAGTCTCGCTCGCGACAAGCCCGCCGACATTCTGATAAAGCCCGTCCGCACCTGCCGCACTGCCGGGCAGATCAAGCTGCATGGCACTTTGACTGCCATCCGGGGCGGGGATGGCGCTGCTGGTCACAGCGACACCGCTGTTCTTTTCCCAAAGCGCATTGTCAAACGCCGTCGAGTAGCGCAGCAGATTGGTCGCCGCCCCCTCGATCAGAAGGCCCAGGCGCCGACCAATCGCGTCATGATCATAGGCCGGTTCATCGATAGCGCGGGTTTCAAGCAAACCGCTCTGGCCACGGATCAGCTTGGTACTGGCGCGCGTGAGCTTCATGCAGGCCGCAAGCGGCTGATAACGCAATCCCATTGGATGCATCTCCGATCTGTGAGGTGTGATGGATTGGCGCGTGTTGGGGTATTAGCCGCCAATGCGATGGACATGACACCAAGTCAAAAGGTCACTTTCGCCGATTTCACGCGTTTGGCTATCGCTATGAAGAATGCGCAGGCGCAATCCGGTGCCGGGCGTGGTGCCGATCCGGGCAATGCCATTCAGCCGCAAGCTGTGTGCCGCCCCGCTGCCCGTGGCGGTGATGTCATTGGCCTGCATGTGGCTTGACCAATCGGTGCCATCAAAGCGTTCCAGCGACAATGTGGTAAAGACCGACTGGTCGGTAATCGGCAACCGCACCCCGATATCAACATGGTAAAAGCCGGGCGGCAGGCCCGTCACACCATGCACCGCACTGTCATAAAGCCCGTGGCTGTCCTCAACCACCTGATCCCACTCGACCAGAAACGCGCCCCCCGCCGGGATCGATTGCGATGCCGTGCGCAGAAGCTTGATCACGGGGCCCGCCTCATGGATCGGGGCGGCAAACCATCGCGTGCCATCACAGATCAGATCGACCATGTCACCCCGTGTCGGCAGGGGGTAAACAGTCACTTCCGCCCTGCCATTGGTCGGGCGGATGACATTCCCCGCTGCCGTCGTAACATCAACCATCGTGCCATCGCCGTTAAACACCCGATAGCGCACGCCATTGCGCGCAACAGATGCCACCGGCAAGGTCAATTGCGCCCCACTTGAAAGTCGGACCAGCGATCCGGTTTCGCGGATATCCATGATCCGGCTGACCGGCGCGTCAATCACCGGCATGCGGCGCTCATCCTCCCACGCCAGCAGATCGCCACTGCGAAAATCAAGGTTAAGCACTACCCCGGCAGCAGATCGCTCAAACGACGCGGCTGCAATTTCGGATCGACTTTCGGCCGCCTCGGCCCGGTTGGCGGCATCCTGTGCCTGAGTTGCCTTGGTGCTGGCAACCGCGATTTCGTCCGCGCTTGGGCCATTGGCAAGCCCATCCCCTGCGTCATTCCAGATCAGCGCCCGACCGGGTTCAATAACCGGCAGCGCCGCCGATGCTGCGCCTCCTTGGTCGGGCCCAAAACGCAACATGCCGGTTAACGCCCGATCGACATCGCCAAGGGCGGCAGTCATGAAATCAAGATCACGCTCCAGCGCATCACCCCGCGGGATCGACATGGCATCAAAGGCACTCAGGCGGCGCAAATGCAATTGCCGGGCAATGGTGATGGTCGTGGCGTTGGCAGGTGGGGTTTCAAACCGCACCACGCCACCCCCGCCCTGATCGGCTGGCGTGAGCGCGATGTGAAACCCGGTATCACTTTCCGTGCCATTGATCGCAACCCGGATATCCCCGGCATCAAACACATCAAAATCAAACGGAAATGTGTCGCGCGCGCCATCGCCGACAAAGGCAATGCTGGCACGGACCTGATTGGCAAAAACGGCACCCATTGCGTATCCCCCTTTTTAAAACTCAGCCCCAGCCGTCACGCTTGGAAAACCAGGCATTGAGGCGCGCGACCGTGTCATCCTGCGAAGACCGCAAAAGCGACTTTTCCCGCCAGGCAGCCTGTTGATTGATGCGCGTACGCTTGCGCGCCGTTGCATCGGCGGCAAGATCACCATCCTGCCGGGCAGCTTTTTCATAGCCCGCCAGAACCGCACTGGCCGATCCCGATCCACCCGCCATCAGGCCCGATGCCCCTTGCCGGGCGCGGGCTGTGGCCTGACGCCGACGTAAATCTTCCGCACGTTGGGCGGCGTCTTCACGCTCGCGCGCTGCGATTTCGGCCAGGTCAGCCTGTCTTGCAGCTTCGGTCTGATCAATCCGGCTTTGCGCGTTGCTTTGATTGGCGCTAATCCGTTGTCCGGTTTGCAGTACCGATGCCGCCATCGGCACGATTGATGTAAATCCACCCATCAGTCATTCACCCCCATTTCACTGGCCGCACCGAGCAATAAAAAAGGCCGGGGCAATGCCCCGGCGATGCGCCATAATCCACTTTTGACCGTTCCCCCGCTGCCCCGCCGCCAGCCAAGCGCGCGCAGCGTGATCTCCCCGCTATAGAGCGCATCTTTGTCATTGGCGGAAACCGGAAGTGCGACATCCCGCCACCCCCGACCGGTATCCACCCGCAACTGCCCGGTTTCCTGCAAGCGCAAGGTCACAGACACCAGCCGCACGGCATTGCCGCCATGCGGGCGACTGCCATCCGATGCGGCGGGCGGCAGGGCATAAATTTCATGCGTAAACGGCAACCCGACCTCGATCTCCGATACCGGACCGATGCGACCCGGCAGGGTAATCGTGCCGCCCGCCACCGGGATATCATCGGCCAGAACCCCATCGCCCCGGACGCTGATCTCAAGCCCGTCAAGCGGATCCAGATTGCCCCAATGCCGGCGCGGCGGTTCGCCGTCGGCCGCCCTTTGGCGGCGATACAGATCAAAGCCGCATGCCGCATCAAACACGCCCAGGAAATACCGCCCGTCGCGTTCCAGCACGACATAAACATCCCCGCCCGAGACGGAGACAGAGGTAAAATGACATCCCGCAACCGATTGCGAGGACCAGGCGGTAATCGCCTCACTGCGATACAGCGTCAGGGTCGCAAGCGATCCGTTGCGCATCACCACATGCAACAAACGCCGATCCGGATCAAAGGCCTGATCGATGGGATGATCAATCAGATGACGGGACAGCAAGGCCAGATCGGCCGATCCATAGGCCTGCTCGACATCGGTAAACAGGAATTCACGAATTTCGCGCCCACTCCGCCCGGCAAACAGCGTTGCACCATCGACATTCACCAGCGGCACGGTGCGATCACTCTGGCTGCCGATCCGGGTCTGGCGGGTGACCTGCACATTGGCTGGCGTCAGGGGATCGCCCGTGACCATCCATTCCGATCCGCTGGTAAAGACCTGTAGATGACGACCGGCGAAAATGCCGGTGATGGCATTGACCTGATCGGCCAGCAGGGCAAATTCAATCGCCTCGTCATCCAGTCCCTCGCCCAGTTCGAAATTAAACAGATCACCGGATTTTGACATCCACAGCCGATTGGGCAGATCGCGCGATCCACCAATGATCAGGCGGTCCTGATGAAACGTCACACTGCGCGGCCAGCCGCGCACATCGGAAAAGGCCTGCTCGACAAAATCGACGGTGGCATTGGCATTCGGCAGGGCCTGTTTCAGTGTGATGGTGGCAGACCGGGCATTGGCAACGCTTTTAATCTCTCCCTCAATGCCCTGAATCCGCCACAAGGTCCCGACGTGGCCCGGCACGAACAGATCCATACTGGCCGTCACCGTGACCGTGCCGCTGGTGCCCGACTGGGTGAGTGTGGCGGCGGGTTCGACAAATTTGTAATAGGGTTGGCTGGTTCGAAAGTTGGTTTCGCGCCAGGCCCACAGGCTTGTTTGCCAGCTGCCATCGCCCGTGCGCGTGATCCGTACCGGCTTGGTATCGGGATGCACCACCAAAAGCGTATCGGCACTTTGCGTCCAGTTCAAAAGATCATGCTGTTCAACCCCGAACGTGGTTTCAAACCAGATCGTCTCGACCCCATCTTCAAAGACCAGCGCCCGTTTCTCGCCAAAGACCAGCAAATAGGTCTGCTCGGTATTGAACTCGAACTGAATCAGCCGTGCGGATTCTGGCAATTCATCAATCAATCGAATGCCGGGACGCCGACGCACCCCGCCCGATGGTTCGATAAACACATTGCGCAAGCGGGCTGCCCCGTTGGCATAGGCACTCAGATCGGATCGCCCCCACAATTCCGGGGCCAGTTCGCCGGTCGAAAAGGTGTTTTTCTCCAGAACACGGCGGGCCATGGGCTCAGTTCCTTGCAGAAATCAGGGAAAAATCATCAATCGCATGCGGGGTCGATTGCTGTGCATCGGCAAGCCTCGCTTCGCGCAACTGGTCCTCGGCCCGCTTGAACAGGTACTCCGCGCGTGTGCTGCTTTCGGTCAGCGGCAGGCAAAATTCGGCTGCCAACCGCGCCATCAGGGCCAGATCAAACCAGGCCGGAAAGCTGCCCTCGGGCAAGCGCGCAACATAGGAAAGATAGGCACTTTCGCCCGCGACCTTGATCGCCTGATCACGCAACTCGAACTGCGCAATCTTGCCGCCGTCATGTTCAAGCGACAGCAGCCGGATAAAATCGCGCGGCAAGGCAAAAAGACTGCTGCCATCCTTAGGCGAACTTGCCGCATCCCCATCCGCCAAACGCGACAACCACGCCCCCCGCCCGGCAAACCGCCACGGATAGCCCGCCAGCATCCCGTCCCGCACGGTGGGATAAAGCATCCGGGCGATCTCGGCCTCGGCGACGTCTTCCTCAAAAGACGAAATCGGCGCCTCCCCGATCATCACCAATGCGCGTGCACACAACGCCACATCACTTAACGCCATCACGTCCCCCAAACAAAAAACGGGGCCCGGATAACCGGACCCCACCAATTAAAGTCAACCGCCAGCCCTACGACGCCGACGGATAGAACGCCTTGATCGCATAGGTCATCGCGACGTTGCGCGGGCGGGTTTCGTCACCGCCAGTCGCCCCAGAAGGTGTTTGCGTCGTGCCATACACCAGAGCTTGGTCGCCGTTGGTTGGAATAGCGACTCTGTCACTGTTTATGTTATGCGTATGGCTCCTGAATTCATCAGCCTGAGCCGAAGCAAACGCGCGTCCATCATCCACACCTCGCCCATTATCAAAGCCACGAACGAACTCACCGCGCAGATCCGGCAGGTTAAAGGTCGTCACCTCATCACCATGTCCCCAAAGCGTGCCAATGGTGGCGAACAGATCAGCATATTCGGTGCGTGAAATGGCTGAACCATCACACACCAGCCAGCCAGCCGGCGGGGTCGGCATGGCGAAAGCTGAAACCGAACCGATTTCACTGCCAGAAATGACGCCACCGCCGCCGGATCCACCGCCAGAAATCAGCGTTTCGATGGCCTGCAAAAGCTGGGTCTTGTCATCGCAGTCTGGCCAGATGCCCGCACCCTGAATAACGTTCAGTACTTCACATTCCACTGGGGTTGAACCCTGCATGGGCAGTCTCCTTGGTTGGGTAAAAGAAACCCCGGCAACGGTTGTTGCCGGGGCGAGAGAAAAGGTATGATTTGGTTCAGGGGCTGGCATCAGGCCGCAGCAGGTTGCGCTGCCTTGATCGCGTAGGTAACCGCCACGTTGCGCGGGCGGGTTTCGGTGCCGACACGGGCATTCGGGGAATTGGCGCTATCAAACAACAGCCTGTTCTGGTCGTTGATGCCGGAAGTTGCGTCGGTGGTGCCGGGCTGGTGCGAGTAGCTAAATACACCCTCGGGCGAGTTGAAGCGGCTTACAACACCAATACCACCTGTGATCTGTTGCATCTGATCAAGCTGCGCCGATGCAAACACGCGCCCTTCATCCACACCACGCCCGGCATCAAAGCCGCGCAGGAACTCACCGCGCAGATCAGGAATATTGAAGGTCGTACTGCCATCACCTTCACCCCACACCGTGCCGAGTGCGGCAAACAGGTCGGCATATTCCGTGCGGGAAATCGCCGAACCATCACAGATCAGATAGCCGTCGGGTAAGGTCCGGGTGGCAAATGCATGGATGGAGGCAATCGGCACCTGAAGGCCCGCAATCTGGGCGGCGTCAAATTCGGTGCAGATGGTAATCTTGTTACAGTTACACATGGGCAATCCTTGTTCTGGTCAAAAGAAAACCCCGGCAACATCAGTCACCGGGGCGAGGTTGAGGGAGGATGAAAAGGGTTGGATTGGATCGGGTCAGTCAGGATCAGTCGGTGTTTGACGTACCGACTGCCGTCATGTCGCGGACATCGACGCCATTTGCACCGGAGCTTGCAACGACGAAAAGGCCGCCGGACATGGTCGCATCGCGGTTGGTGTTGGCGATGATGAAATCGCCGACGCGCAGCATGTCACGCGCCTCGAGGAAGTAATCGGTGGTATCAACGTCGGCGGCGACGTCCGGGGTGATGTAGTGCCACAGCGTAAAGCCGTTGGCGTAGGCCAGAACACTGAGGTTTCTGGCTTTGAAACCTTCTGCCATTTGGGTCTCCTTGGTTAGGGAAAGGTCGGATTGCGGCGTTATTCCTGCGTCTGGATGCACACCACGCCATCGCCATCAATCAGCGTGGCACCCTGGCTCATGGAGTTGTTGACGAAGTGCGCAGCGTGATCGCCATGCCAGGTGATGTCGGACTGGACGTCCGATCCGATGGCATGACCAATGGCGGTGCGGTGATACCAGAAGCAGGACCGAATGCCGCTTGCCACCGGAAGGCCGGAATGGGGCATCCAAAGGGTTCCGAGCCAGCGTTTGGCCTGGGTTCCCTTCCACGGCAAATCGTCATCGCCAATATAATCCGATCGCGAAAACTCATCGATCAGAAGCAATTCCGACCACTGTTTCCACCCGACAATCGCATAGCGCTGCCCGTCATCGGGAACGTCCCGGTCACCAAGGCCTTCGAATGCCATCATGACCTTATCGAGGGTCATGCCCTCGGTATTGTCGGGCACGACATCCTCGGCCCCGACCAGCGCATTAATGATCAGCTCGTCAGTCTTGCGGCCCAGCGCATAGGCCCCGGCATTGGCCAGAACCATTTTTTCATCATGGTTGATTTTAAGCTCGTCAAGGGCATCAACCCAATCACCAGCATAGTAATCACGCAGGTCACACCGGACCGCCTCGTGATCGACATTCATCACCGGCACCTTGCCATGGCGGGCCTTGGTGGTGGCCGTGCCCTTGCCAACTTTCTGGAAAACCGTCGTCGCGCCCTTGATCGCGTTTTTCACCCGCACCGTGTTGCGCAGTTTCGATCCCATGCGTTGATAGGCCTGATGCACATCGGCCTGAAAATGGTCGATGAAGCTTTGATCAATCGTGGTTGTCATCGATTGCGATCCCCTTGTTTCAGATATGGTTTTGTCGTGATTGCAGGCAGCCGCCGGGGTTCAATTGCGGGCCTGTCAAGGTCACTGCCACAATTGCCCCAAAACCCGGTCATTTTCCGGTCATGGTTTGATGATTAAAGAAAGCCGTCTCACGTTGGGACACGTCACGGATTTGCCCAGACCTGTTGCACCCGAAGGGCTTATCTGTGCGTTCCAAACAAGAAAAAGAGTGTCTGCCGTGAAGAAGTCGGTTTTGCTGGTGTTCAGCCTGATCGGGCTTGGGGTTGCAGGCTATTTCCTTTTGCCGCTGACCCCGATCCCCGATTATGTCAACGCGGTCATTGATCGGGCTGACAAGCTGTTTTAGGCGAAAACCCTAAGCCAGTTCAGTTTTGTGACAGGCGGGCAAAATCCGCCTGTACCTCGGCCACAATTGCCGGATCACGATCCCGCCAATAGCGCGGATCGTTCATCTTGCGCCGGATTTCAGATCGAAGGTTCTCAGCACCACCCCCGCCCTCGACTTTGCCCAGCGCGGCCTCGTTATTTTGCGCCATCATCCGGTGCATGGCACGCACGCCATCCGCCGTTTGGCACAAGGTTTCAAAGGCGGTCTCTGGCAGATTGGCCTTGCCCCAGCTTTCGATTTTCGGTGCCAGTTTCTT